GGCATTTTGAGCCAAAAATACTTTTTCTCAGCCATCGAACGGTCCTTTCTCTATCTCTTCAAGGAATATCTCAATCCTTGGGTTTTTCTTATCCACATAGAAGTCATGCGTAAAGTTTTCGATTTCTTTCCATCCATCGTTTTTAATCACTCCGCATTTCTGTAAAGCATCCTGAAAAACTTTGTCTGCAAAGGAAAAAATATTGCCCTTGTCACGCTGTTTATCCGGCTCATAGAAGTTGTAATGAATGATGATAGGGTTTGTAATCGTAAGTCTCGGCAACTGTGTCCTGATAGCGTTACACACGATCATCTGGTAATCTCTTTTCATTTTTGCACCCATCTGAGGATGCCTTGCACACTCATGTAGGTAATCGTTAAGATCCGGTAAGGTTCTGGTTCTGCCGTAATAATTTCCTTTGATAACAACCTTGTGCATCCCTAAGCCCTCCTTTCTTTCATTATGGGTGGAGCCGCCGGAATGACGGCTCCTGGGTAATTTAACAAAAGATCCTTGTCAGGGGTTTATACCATTTAACTAATCGAATTTCTTAAAAGGAGGTAAACCGTTTGTGTGTTCTGCGGTTTTCGTGACATATTTTCCTCAGAGACCAATCTTAGGAGATAATTGCAGAAACATATTTACGGGTTACGATTATTTAGGAAATCACGAAAATGTTTGATACATCCGCAAGTTCTTTTTCGAGATACGCTTTGATGTTGGCTTTCGCCTCATTCTTCCATGCACCTCCGTCTGCCTCAAATAAGGCACAGGTAACGCCATAGCGATCATTGTCCTTTACTCTGAAAATAAAGTTACTCATAGGCTGTGCAACTTCTGTAAAGGTTCTGTACGGCATCAGGCGGCAAGGACTCGGAACTTCAACTTCCTGCAGAGAGGCAACGCCTTTCTTGATTGCCGCTTTCTGTCCTACTCCGGTGTCTCCGTATTCTGCAACAGTGCCGGCCTTAACATTTCCGGCAAACTGTAAGATGATAGGCTTATCATTTGCCTCAGCATCCTCGTTTAAGAACTTGGACTGCACACCGATAACAAACTCTTCGTTTCCGATGAACTGACCGAATGAAAACTCCGGGATCTCTGCTTTGACAACTGCCAGTGTTTCTCTCTGGCGGTCTGCATCCAAACTGGAGAACAGACGAACCTCAGTAGGAGATACCACCTGGGCGATGTAATGACCGGTCTTGAAATCTGCTTTACTCTTTTTGATGAAATCCACAAGGCTGCTCAGATTACTCATTGTGATACCTGTTGCTCTGAGTTCCTTGCCGATCTGCGTCATATCTTTGTCTACATAGGTTCTTCCCTCGATTTCCTCAATATGGGGAGCATCGAGAGAAAGAATCTTCTCAATAGCTGCTTTTAACATATCTTCCTCCTGTTACTGTACGATCTGCCAATCCTCAGCCAACATATCAGCCTGAGATGCGAGCCATCCCATCTGTACGCCGGATGTTCCGACAAATGCGATTGCTTTGTTTCCGATAGCATCATGTTCGCAGTTCACAATATCGCCACCGGCGTTTTTATAGCTGATATTAGTTGCAAGTTCAATGTACTGGTTCTTTCCGTTCCATCCCTGCCTTGCAACTTTCTTACCAGACTTCATCGCTTCTATTGCTTTTCCAAAATTCATTATGTCCTCCTTTAATCATTAACCGCTTTCAGGCTAATAACCTTGTGTTCAGTTTTCTGCTCCGGCTGTTTTTCAATAACCTCGCCGGTCTCAGGATCACAACCAAGTTCCTCTGCCGTTACCGGTTTTTCTTCCTCAACTTCCTCCGGGTTCATGCTCATACCGCAATCGTCCAAAGTGAGCTGACCTTTGATTGCACCTTTGGAATGTTCAGTAAGGGTTGTAACACCACTTCTGAAATCCTTGTTGATGAACAACTGAGTTTTCAGTCCCATCTCAGGAGCTAACTTAACGGAAGTCTGTACCTCAACGGAAACATCCTCTCTATCATCCTCACTAGGAGTAAGAGTAATCTTTACATCAAGGACACGTTTCTTCTTTGCATCAGTGTTCAAATCCAGAATGTTATCTGAGATTTTCGCTAACGATCTGTCGATACGTTCTTGAACGCCTCCGGCACACATGGATGCCAATGTAAGTTTTTCTGCCACTGTTTTCACTTCCTTTCTAAAGAATTATTTATAATAAGCGTATCGCCTACTATACGAATGTTTTTCCGTATCTTCTCCGAAACATTTCCTTTGCCTCGTTTTTATCCTTGGCTTGTCCGGTAGATACCATTTCAAGCTCATACGCCAACTGTGCAATGATATGGCTCATTACTTTCATTTCCTTGTTGTGATGAACACTCATTCTACTTGAATTGTGATGGTCCGGCGATAAAGGAACCCACAGACCATCCTCGTCTGCATGGCTCCTGTTCGCCCCACCCATCAAATGGTGTCTCTCGACACCGTAAGAGCCGTCTATCATATCGTAATCAGCGTATTTCATATCAATTACGATTGAATCTTTCATTAAATCTCTCCCATCAGCATATCCATGGAGACAGGACCATCCAGAATCTCAGTATCGGCACAATAATCGCATACCTCACATCTAAGTGGCTCAATGTCTCCATCTTTAATGCGTTGGATTTTCACGATATTGTTTTTGACCTCTGCCAGTTTTTCATCCATCATCAGCGGTGGAACTTCAATAACCTTGATTCTCGGATGAGGAATGTTGTCTGTCTTATCCTTGCTGACAGCACAAATGTAAAACGGCAAGAGATCACCTGTATTCTGTCTGTAAATCTCTCTGTACACGGCAGCTTGTAAATCATATCCCCACCATTCGCAGAAATTGAGTCTCTGCCCCAGGTCCTTTGCGTAAAAGGTTTCTGTTATGCTCTTTACTGTTTTGAGATCAGTGATTCGTCTGCCGTCTGCACTGTCAATTTTGATTTTGACAGGAACTCCCTCAATTTCTCCGGTCATAATAACCTGTTTATCTCCGGCCATGTACTGCATGAAAACTGGATCTTTCACGGCGCGGTCAATCATAATTGAGGCCTGTTTGTATTCGGATTTCAACTCTCCGGCGGTTTTACCTCTGGATGAGAAGATTTCCGGGTGCTGAGCGGAAAATGTAGGAAGTGTCCCCTCAAAGTAGGCATCCACATAGGAGCCTACCATTAACGCAGTTGTGGTTACTTCCTCAACTTCTCCCCGGAGCTTCGCCATAGCGTATGCTTCACAACCCATTTTTCCGGTCGTGCCGTTGAACTCTTTGTACTGAGAAACGGACACATACTGCATATTAGCTTCTTTGGTGTAATAGTTCTCCGGGGTAAGTTTAAGAAGATTACTCATCTACTTCCTTGAATGTTCCGTCAATCACACCATCAGAACTCTCATCTGCGTTATGAGAACTCTGATCGTGAGACTGGTAAATGTCCTGTGCCTGATACTTCTCTTTCGGTTTTTCCTTAACATCAAATGCCGAACCATCTTCAAATGCCTGACACTGTTCTGCGGTATCAAAGTTAAGGTCAATCAACTTACACAGTCGGCGGAGAACTGTTTTCTTACACATCTCTCCGTAACTTTCTTTCCAAGCCTTACTGTTTGCTGCCTTTGAGAATGTCTGTCTGGTATGTTCGATATCCTCTTTGCTCATGGTGTCGTACATCATGGAACCGTCTTTGTAGAGGACTACCGCAAATGCGCCGATAATCTCTCCGTTTGAAAAAGTCTTAGGTCTGAAATTGACATACTGCTTACCGTTATCAATTACTTCCTCAAACTCATCTCCCTCACGGACCACCTTTGCGTAAATGTCTTGAATAGGATTGCTCGAATATCTCTTGCACAGCTTGATCTCTCCCTTGTAATCAGTCTGAAACTGACACTGATTTCCGTAAGGAATTGCGTAACACTCTCCATTGAAAAAATCGAGACCGAGAAACGCTCCTTTTAAGAGTGTTCGCACAACAGTCGGTGCTTCGCATTTTGAGAAATCAGCCTGTCCGTCCTGCAGAACCGTCATGCAGTTTTGTAAAAATCTCTGCTTGTTGAATTTCTCCGGCAGAGCTGCAACCTGTTTTTCAAGGCTTTCGTCCAGTCCTTTATGAACTGCAACTAAATAATTTGTGTCTTTTGTTGCCATAAATAACCTCCTTGTATTTTTATGAATCTGCCTACCAAGAAAAGGCTATGGCAGGCAGATTATTTATTTTATTCGCTATCGTCTGTACCC